AGAGAAAATATGCCTCCGCTTGCAGCCGGGCGCGCTCCGCATCCAGCCCTTCGGTCACAGTTGCGCCACCCAGCACCCGGTCAAGCACACGCAAGCCGGAGACCCGTTGACGCTGCGGAGGCGCGACCGGGGCAGGAGCCACGCGAGGCCCGCCCGACTGGATCAGGCTCATAACGTCCGGCGAGAGAAGGCCGTAGCGTTGCGCCTGTTGAGGGCGATCAAGAAGACCCATCAGTTAGCCCCCATACGATGCAGAGAAGCCGAGGCTGCGACCGCGCGAAGTACCGGACGACGTGCTGTCCGAGGTTTGCGTTCCCTCGTTAGCGAACCCGCCGCGAAGTTGCGCCAGAAGCTGCTGGATCATCATTTGGTATTGGTTGGCGTTCTGGTTCTCGCCCACCGCCACGTCGCGGGCCTGCCCGAACGCGCGGTCATTCAGCCCCGCGATCAGTTCCCCGCGATTGCGCGACTGGTCCCCGGCGAGTTGAGCCTCATAGATGCCACTGCGGTCATCACCGAACGCGCCCGCCTTGGCGAACTGGTCCTGTTGCTCATTGCGCGCAATCGCGTCGCCCTGGTCCGCACGGCGCACCGTCGCGTCAATCACGTCCTGCGTATAGGGAGATTGGTACTGGTCGATTGAGGCCGGATCAAACCGCCCGTAACTCATACCCCGCAGATCATTGATGCCGTCCGTAAGCATCCCCGCGCCACGATCGGACAGTGTGCGCGTCTGCGTCCCGCTCGTTTGCGACCGCTCCGTGTTTTTGCTCTTTGACCCGCTCGCACCAATAGGCATTTACAATTCCTTCCAGATGACCGGATCAGCCGGTTGGTATCCGTGTTTTCGTGAGTAGCGCAGCCAGCCCTTGCGGCCCGTCGCACACGCCATGTCGCAGCCGTTCATTCGCCCAAACGTCTCGATTGTCGGGCCTAGTTCGCTCATCGCTTTGAGCGTCCCGCCCGCCGCGAAAATGTGCATCACCTTGTGGCGCGGGCTTTCGATGAACTCCCCGACCATGCAGCCCTCAGGGTGCATGAACAGGTGGAAAATCCCGGTCTGGACGCCTTGCCAGATTTCATCCGAGGTATTGCCCGACCCCTCAAGGGCCGAAGCGATCCAGCCCCTAACCCGCGAGTCCAAGCGCCTTGACCAAATCCGAGTGCTTGTAAGACCGATCCGGGAACAGGATCAGGTCGCCGTCGTCATGGGCCACAGAAACGACCGTGGGAGCGTCAAGGTCGCCGTATGACACAAGCGCCCGGTTTCCCGTGACTTCGGCCTGTACGCCCGCAGGAAGCGCCCCAATAGCCACCCTCACGGGGCCACCGTCGAAAGGGCGCCCGCGTCATTGACCCGCAAAACCCAGCGGATGCCGCCCGATGAAGTCAGAATGACCCGCCCGCCGCCCACTTCAATGTCCCGGCCTTTCTTGAAGTTTTCAAGGTCTGCCGTCTCAAGGTCCGTCCGAATCCGGTCTTGGTCCTGCGGTTCGTATTGTTGCGGAGCGCGGACAAGGTTCATCGGCCCGCCCCCGCTTTCACGTCAAACCGAGGGCTACCGATACGGAAGTTCACGTCAGCATCGCCCGTGTAAATCACCGAGATCATGCGCCCCGAAAACCGCATATCAGTCTTCGACGCCGCATTGACAGCCGCAACCGCCGTCGCGGAATCCATCGGGTAATCCCGCACCGAGAACGACGCGGCCACGCTTCCCAAGGTCGTCTCATCGGGAACGTAGGCATGGACTTCCATTGTCCGATTGCCGTCCGCAATCTGGACGGGCCCCGAGGTCAGCGTCGGAGTGCGCGCATCCTTCAGGTGGCCGGTTTCGTGGCGATAGACGTAGCCGTTAGCCCCGACCAGTTGAGGTTGAGACATGACACCTTTGTCCGCGCCGCACAGCCGCGCAATCGTGCCGATGCCCCAATGCTTTTTGCGGTAGTTATAGAACACATAGCGGTCGCACTCGGTCGAACCCGACGACGGGTAATGCCACCATGCCTCGCCCTTAAGCGAGTTATGCCAGCCCGACACCTTGGAGATTTGCAGGCGGTTGATGTCGTCGAAGACATAATCCGCAACGTCACAAGGCAATGTGTCAACGTAGCCGTTATAGACCCAGAAGTTCTCTTCACCGAACCAGAACGTCTCGTCGGACGTGGACACCGCCGCGCCCTTGGAAACCGCCCCGCAGCCGTCCGACAGGCTGTTGAACTGATAAACCAGCGGCAGGCCCACATAGCGGGCCAAGTGCGCGTCAACGTCTGACAGGATCAGATACCCGCCCCGGACCTTTTCACACGCCTTAAGAGCGCCGTTTGTCGTCAGCCGCTTCCCACCGGCCAGGTTGGTTGCTGAAGGTGTCCAGTCCGTCCGGTCCTCCGCATCGCACCAATCAACCGCGCGAGGGTCGCCGTCCGCAGCCAGAGCCAACACGATCCGCTCATCCGTAACCTTGACGGCCTCCGCAGTCGGAGCGTTGGTTACAGCGGTTGCCTTGGCCGACGTATCGAGGCTCCATTCGTAAATGACCCCGCCCATCGTGCCCAGCAGAATTTCCCCGAACGTGGTCAAAGACCAGACCGATGCCGAAATAATGGCCGTCGTGCTAGTCCGAACCGTTCCGTAGGTTCCGACGCCATAAGGCCCGGCCCCATAGCCAGCACCAAAAGCCGCGTCTGCCGTTCCGACCGTGAAGCCCACTGGCGTAATGTCAGTGACCGTTCCCGAGCGCGTGATGGCGTAGAGTTTGGAATGGGTGCCAACAGCCGTCCATGCCTGGTTAGCGTTGTCCGACCATGTAATGATTCGACGCGCGGAACCCGTTAGCGCGCTGACGGATTGCACAACCCAGCCGCCGATTGGCTCAACACCCGCTTCGCCAAACCGGATCAGGTTGGCGTCGTAATATCGGCCTTGCGCCTGGTAAGACGTTCCGTTGCGGTAAATGCCGGGCGGAATATCCAGCGCGACGAGGCTCATTACAGGAACCCAGAGACGCTAATAGCCGTGTTCACCGCGCCAGTTGTGTCCCAATATAACGTCGCCGTGGTCGTGGTCCGATCATAGGCAACGCCCGAGATGCTTCCGTTTGCGTTGCCGTGAACGGCATAAGTGGCATTTGGCAGAGCGTTAGTGAACGTAATGATGCAAGAGGCTATCGAGGCCGACACAGTTAGCGTTGATACGCTCGCAACATTCATCGCAGCGGTTAGCGTCGGCTGCGAACCGTTGATGCAAGTGTTGACGATCACGCATCCAAACGCCCGGCCATAGCCAACCTGAAACGTCCCCGCGCCGGTCAGAACTTTGTGTTGGTCGCCAGCGGATGCAGCGGGAACCATGCCCTTCGTTCCGCCCGTCGATTGCGTTGCTCCGACGACCGGGTTCGGAATGGTCGTGGCCTGCGCCGCCGTAAGCCTCTCGACCTCGCCCGTGCCCCCTGTGACCCGCCCGAGAATGGTCGTCGTCGGAGTTGCGTTGAGCATATCCAGATCGGCCTTGATCTGGGTAAGTCCGGTGTTGATAGTCGTCCCCCAGGTATCGGTTGAGGCTCCGACAGTAGGGTTCGTCCCCGTAAAGCTAATGGCGGTCAAAAGGCCCTCCCGGCTCTGGCGTTCAAGGTGGACGGATAGGCCGTGCGCTTGTCGTCTTCTTCGATGGCATCCAAAGCCGACGCATAGGCGTCCCGGATCACTTGGCGCTCATCGTCGCGGAAATAGATCAGGGCTTGCGACAAGGCACCGTAAAGATAGGCGTCCGGATGCTTCCGTAGCAGCCAGTTGGTCGCGCATTGCGCCGACAGGGCCGGGATGCGCTTTCGGTAACGCATCCGCACCGTATATTCCGCATCCGGGACAGGATCGAACACCAGCCGATCCGTGATGGCGTAGCGGGTTGGCTTGCCGGTGCTGAACGCGCTGTCAAACGCCTCAACCGGCACATATTCTAGCGGAACAGCCGGGCTGCCGTCAATGCGAAGGGATTTCACGCCCGCAAAGTCGCACGGCAGCGCCATCTCTTCGGAAGAAATTGTGTAGGTCGCCGATGCGCTCATCTCGCGCACATCAAGCTCACGGTTCATCTGGGTTTCAGCCAGGGCGATAAACTCAGCGGCCTTCGTGTCCACACCGGACAAGCCCGTTTTGTTGAGCCAGTCGGCCACGGCGGTCTTGAGATTGGTGTAGCTATCGAGGGCC